GTAAACAACTAGGGGCTTTTGATAACGAGTTAAACCGACTTAAAGCTGCTGTAGAAGGCGGCATGTCTAACGAACGTTACATTTCTAGAATTGATTCAATTACGAAAACAGCAATTGCAAAGTTTCCCGGTTTAGCCAATCAGATTCGTGAACGAGTTGCTGCAGTTACAGGCATGCCCGGTGCAGATCGTTGGGCACAGATGAGTTATGTACGTGATCGTTTTACTCCACCCAAAGAAGGTAAAGGTGGTAAAACAGAAGAAGAAATTATTCTTGAGGATATTAAACGCATTGCACCACTAGGTACTTTTGGTAGTTCAGAAGAACTTTTTAAACTGTCCCGAGAAAATAAGCCAGAGTATGACCGTCGTCGTAATGCTGCAAACGAGATTTTTAATGTTAAAACAACTACAGATACCATTAAAGCTCGTGTTGAAGGTACAACTATTCAGACTGACGAAAACGTAAAAGTAGTTCAAGGTAGTCTTGGAGCTATTTTCCAAGGTAGTTTGACTACGGCGGTACTGGCACAAGACGTTAAGGAAAAAGAAAATACCTTTGCTAAAACAATAGAGCTTATGGCAGCAGGTGATCCACGCACTGTTAATGCTAGACAGTTTGAAACACTAATTCAACTACACGCTGCTCAAATGCGTTCTAACGTTGATAATGCAAAGAGAGAAGCAACCGATACTGCTCGTAGAATTATTGACGCTAATCCCGGAATGTCAGAAGCAAGAAAAAAGTCTCTATACGAAGACATTGACAAATATGCAGCAGAAGCTTTAACTCGATATGCGGATAAAGATGGGGTGGGTTTAGTTGCTATGGCATCTATTCTGCGTAACTACCGTGATAAAACTGTGCAGGAACGACAGCAGCTTCTTGATTTACACATTAAACTAGAAACTGCTACACAAAATACACCACTTGTACAACAGTTTAGGCAAGGTGGTGCAGCTCGTCAACGACTAGAACGAGAGCAACCATATTTTTATGAGTTCATGGTTAAGCAAGAAAACACCATTGTTGAACTTGCAAAAAAACTTGGTTCTGATCTAGATGCTGCAAGTGAATTGGCTAACTTACGTCGAGTTGTGTTGCAAGCAGGTGAAAACCCCGGCCCAGTGCCTGTAGATCCTGTTGCCGATAGAGACACTACAAAAGCTGCACATGAGATGTTGTATGCTTCTGCTAAACAAGTACTCAATAAAACTGATTTACGCCCTGAAGAAGTAACACTAGTGAGTGCCACATTAAGCACTGGTGCACTGTACGGTGCTAACACACGAGTATTAGCTAAAGACTACAAGAAGTTTTCTGAGCAAATTTCTAAGCTTTCAGAGCCTGATCAAGCCATTATTAAAGGCAACGTTAGCAACAGTGTAAGTATGGCAATTAGAAACATTCAAGAAACTAAGTCACTAATTGAAAGCCGGTATAAAGTTACTTTAGAGATTGGTGTTAATAGTGCTGGTGAATTAGGTGTAGTAACACCTAAAGTAGCTACTCCTCGTTATGGTACTACACCCGGTAGTTTTACTCGTGCAAGTTCTGAATATATTGCTGCAGCTAAAACGTTCACTGAGCAACTAAAGCCTTTGCTAAACAACTCTGTGTATAGTCGAGCCATGTTGACCAATGAACAACCGTCTGCTATTAGTCAAGAGTTTGCAACTCTTATTAATAACGGACAACCCTATAACGGTTTCTTTAGCATGGAAGCTATGCCTGTTGCTCCTGCAGTACAAAGTGCAGGTACTCCTAGTTCTCTTGAAGCTGCTCCAGTAGCTCCTGTGCCCGCCGCTGCAGCTTCTAAACCAGCCTCCGCAGCATCGGCTGCTAAACCTACTGCGTCTGCTCCTGCGGCTGGAGTCAAAGCAACAATGGCAGACATTGCAGCATACGCTGCTTCCAAAAAGATTAAGGTAAGTGAAGCTGAAAAACTACTACGCGCTCAAGGCGTAATTATCGAAGACTAATATGGATATTTTAGAAGACTTTAAAAACTTTCTTACAGGTAGACGTGCCAATCCTGAAGTGTCTGGAAAAGTTCAGGAGGCACAACCTGCCCAAGTAGATAAATATACTGATGTTGTACACTTTATTGAAAGTAAACGTGGTAAAGTAATGGAGGCTAAGACCTCTTCAGCCAAAGGGCACTTTCAGTTTATTGACAAAACGTGGGAAGACTACGTTACTAAGAACAAATTAAACTTTAGTCTTGAAGATAGATACGATTACGAGAAGTCCAAGAAGGTGTTTGATTTGTTTACACAAGACAACGTAAAGGCATTGCGTAAAGGACTGGGGCGTGACCCATCAGATACTGAGAAGTACATGGCCCACAAACTAGGGCCGGGTGCAGCAGTTAAGTTTATGAAGGCTACCCCCAATACATCAGTAGATGCTATTGTAGGCAAGAGAGAACTTGCAGCAAATAAAAACGTATTCTATACGAAAGACGGTAAACCTAAAAAAGTTAGGGATGTGTACTCGTATTTCGATGATTTCTTTATGAAAGAAAACCTATAAAAAAAGCCCCGTAAGGGGCTTCTTCTTTATGCTTGTCGCACAATGTCGTAGCCGAAACTACGAATTAGATACATCGGTAGGTGTTCGCCACTCTTTAAAGACGCTTTCTTCCTCATGAACTTCCGCAGTGCTGAACGTGCGCTGTTGTAGTCCTTGAACAAGATTTTCAAAGAGTTTGGCAGACTGCCCTTGACATTTTTGAGCTTGTACATTTTGTTTCCTTTCTTCTCGTGCAATTAGATACTGAACATTGTGTAGTGCCTTATACAGGTCTTCTAGTGGCTTACCTTTATCTTTCCAGCGCATTAGATACTTAACTGCGCTAGCCTCCCAACCATTCATGTCATACGCTTCCCAGACTTCCCACGGCTGGATCTTACGATCTTTGTAGTGGTTGCCCCCGTACTGCACTGACATAACTTCTTCATACTTCATTAGGTGGTTCCTTCTTCAGTAGTGCTGGAATCTTCTTCTCCTTCTCTAGCCGTGCAATCTCTTTGGTGAGTAAGGAGATTAGTCCTTCTTGCAGCAGTAGCTGCACCATGCGCTCATCCATCTCCTTGAGCAGCACATCTGCTGACCCATCCTCGTGTTCTGCAATTACTTCTACAATCATTGTTGTTTCTCCACAAAACTGTTGCACAGTTGGTGCACCTTACCATCTGCCGTCTTGAATTTTAACACCACTTCAATCTTGTTGTCAAAGTCATACAGGCTTACTAGTAAGTGCTTTCGCAGCGCTTCCATCATACGATAGGTTTCATCATTGGTCATAAGAACTCCGTATAGTCTTCTTTGCTTTCCACACTAGGTTTTTAGCATGGTTTGGGCTACACCGCAACACCGTAGCAATGTCATTATAACACATATTCTCTTCTAGTTTCAATAGAAGAGCACGTTTCTGTTTACTAGGCAACTTCTCAATGAGTAGGTGTACATGCTCTACTGCTTGCCTAGTTTCATAGATTGATTCTGGTGTATCCACGGTGATGCTCTCAAAGTCGGTTTTAAGGCTGTTAAACGGGCGTTTGGACGCTTTATTGATGGCTATGGTACACAACCATGTATAGAACTGACTATCGCCCCTAAACGTCTTCAAATACTTGAATGCAGCTACGAAGGTGTCTTGTGTCAATTCCTCTGCCAGAGCATTGTCGTTAACACGTTTCCTAAGAAACCTATAGATGCGATCCCAATACTTGGATGTTAGCAGAGAGTAAGCTTCCTCACTCCCTGCTAGCGCCTCAGTTATTAGTAATGTGTCATCAGATTTCACAGACACCGGCTACACACGCCAACTGTTGAGCACCCTCAACGTTGTCATCGTACTCTACGAAAGATTCCCAATCAATCGTAGCTGGCATCTCTGCCTTTAGCTTCTCATAAGTAGCTGCGTCAATCTCCTCGTAAGGGGCTTGCTTGTAGCTACCACCATCCCACGGCAGGAAACTAATGCCGCTAATCTCATCGAAGTTCTTCCAGACCCAAGCACCCACTTCAGGCCAGTCAGCTTCTTTGACATACACAGTAACTGATGGCTTGTGCTCACACCAGTGACGCTGGTAGGTTAGCCATAGTTTCAGGTGTGTGAAGCTGTCTAGTTCATCACGAGTGACACAGCCTTCAGGAGCCTTCATGGGGAAGCTGAACACAGTGGTGTCGTGTGGCTTCATCACATCCGCTTCATTGGGAATGCCTTGGTCTTTGAGGAACTGCGTGATAGGGTCTTTGTTATCATTGCGTACCCGTCGAATATAAAACTCACTATGACGAGCATGAATGCCAGAGGCGCTATCAACAAGCTGGCTAACAGTCCCGCTAGGCTTAACACAAGTAATCGCAGCAGACTGAGGGATACCAAGCTCATCAGCAAACTCCTTATTAGTAACGACAGACAACTCACGCATGGCATCAAGCCGTGATGACAGACCTTCGTCATTAATGTCATTCAGCAGAGGGCAGTCTAGGATACCAGTGATGGACACACCTAGCAGACGCTCTTCTTCAGTGTTCTTCTGCCACACTTTACGTAGGTACGGGAAGTCAGTCAGTGTTGACTGAAAGGTACCCAGAATAGTGGCGAGTCTGACCTTTCGCTGCAGAGCATTATCATCATCATGTTTCCGTGCAACCACCTCTGTAAGATTACAGAATTGATACGGGCGCAAGATAATTTCGGAACATGGGTTAGTACCGAACTCATAAGTGCTGTCTCGCCGTCCTCGTTTAGCAACTGTAGATTTAGCTGCTTGTCGAGAGAAGATTCCTCGCTCTCCACTGTAACTTTGATACAGTGCCAGCCACTCAGACATAAACTCTCCAACAGTGGGTTTGTCATTATAGCATGCACTGTTGTTTGCCAGTGCTCGTTGTCCTTCTCGCTCCCACCACTGTCCTGCTTTTGCATGTCGCATCCGATCATCTGACAAATCACTGAGGCTAATCATCGCTGACCGACGTACCCCACCAACAACCACGACTTCCCCAATCTTACACATAATGTCATGGCACTCCAAGCTGGTAAGTTTCCGACCTGTCGCACCTTTAAACTTATTAGTAACAAATTCAAAGAGGCTAATGAGGGGTTGAGGGCCGCTAGCTCGACCCCCAAATACTTTAAGGCGTGCCCCTGCCGGACGGACTTTAGAGGTATCCCATTTTGGAATTTCCCCGGAATACAGTAGGGCGATAAGCTGACGTAGGGCCTTGGCCCAACCTGCCTTGCTATCAGACACAGAGATAGTAGTGTCGCTATTGAATAGCTGAGTAGGGACTTCAGGTAGTTTGTTAACATACTTGCTTTCTACAGAGAAGCCCACACCAGTGCCACACAGCAGGATGTACATAGCTTCGTCGAATGACTTCACATCGTCTACAGGCAGATAGCTGCAGTTATAACCAGCAGTGTTATCACGCTCTAGTGCGTCACCTGCAGTCATGATGGAACGCATGGAGGGCATCACTTCACAATTGAGAATTGCAGAGTGTAGTTCCGTGTGTAGTGCTGCAGGAATCTTGTAGCCGTGTTTCTTTTGTAGATGTTGTGACATGAAGTTCATGTAGCGATCCACAGTCTCGGGCCAATGCTCTCGACGATTCTTGTCGTCTAGGAATCGCGAGTAGCGGCTTTTAGCAATAAACGTTTCGTATGTACCTAGTGTCATTCTTCTAGTTCCTCTGGATTATAAAATGCAAGTTCAACGATGCCTAAGTAAATACTCACGTAGACACCGGGTGCAGGGTTCACATCAAACCCCACTGCTAGTCCTGCTAACAGTCTAATAGCCATTACCATTTACTGTACCTTTGTAAATTTCAGACGTTGCAATGGTAAACAATATGTTCTTTGTTTCGTCCGACAACATCTCGTAAAACAT